ATGAGAATTTTAACAAGCATATGGATGGTGATGTTGGTGGCCATTTTGCTGTTGGGCGTGAGGTACACGGACAGCAAGTACGTCAAAATACTGAGATACAAGACGTGGGACGCATACCAGCAGATACAACCCAGGCAGGATCACAGTGACATGGTCACAGTGGTTAACATAACTGAAAAAGACATAGAGAAGTATGGACAGTGGCCATGGCCCAGGCACGTGATGGCCATGCTACACGCACAGTTGGGTGAACTCAAACCCGCACTGGTCAACTACAACATACTGTTCGCTGAACCGGACAGGATGAGTGGCAAGAACTACCTAGACACCATGCCAATGGACAAGGAAATGAGAGAACAACTGGAAAAAGTCTTGCTAGACACGGACCAGATGTTCGCGTACATGATCGACCGCACAGGCAATGTGATACTGATGCAGAGCGTGAAGGACACTGCCAGTGTGGAACTGCCCAGCACCACGCCCATACTGGAGAAGGGCAACGCCAAGCCATGGCTGTGGCTGTACGAGGGCATAGTGTCACCAATACCCAAGTTCAGTGCGGCAACCAAGGGACTGGGCGTGAACGTGACCGCACCGGAGCCGGATGGCGTGGTGAGGAAGATGCCCATGCTGATCAGGGTCAACGGCAAGATATACCCATCGCAGATACTGGAGAACGTGAGGATCATAAACCAGAGCAAGAGGATCAAGGTTGTGGCGGGACCGAACGGAGTGGAGGAGGTGTTGGTCAAGAAAGATGCCGGGGTGCCGGTGAACCACAACGCGGAGATGTACATACACTACACACACCCTGACAACATCTTGGAGGTGTCCGCGGGAGACGTCATGTCCGGCGAGGTGCCCATGGAAAGATTACAGAACAGGATCGTGGTGGTGGGACTGGACGCCGCGGGACTCAGTTACCTCAAGGACACGCCGTTCCAACTGATGACTGACCAACAGATCACCGCACAGGCTCTGGACATGCTGGTGGCGGGCAGGTACCTAGTGAGGCCCGTCAACGCTGACTTCAACGAAATCATTACCCTCGCACTGATCGGACTGTTGCTGATCCTGATACTGCCCAGGCAGGGGGTGGTGTGGGCCATACCCACGCTGATACTGTCCGCCGGTGGTGTCATGGCCGCGAGCTGGTACGGATACGCCAAACAGGGTTTCCTGATAGACGCCAGTTTCCCGGTGCTGTTCATAGCGGTGGTATGGAGCCACAGCGTGTACAACAACTTCGTCACACAGAACAGGTTGAGGCAACAGATCAAGAAACAGTTCGAACACTACCTGGCGCCTGCCATGGTCAAGAAACTACAGAAAGATCCAAGCCTTCTTAAACTAGGTGGCGAAACAAGGATAATGACATTTATGTTCTCAGATATTAGAGGGTTTACACCCATATCTGAAAAATACAAGGGAAACCCAGAGGGACTTACTAAACTAATCAATAGGTTCCTTACACGTATGACAGATATTATAATCAAGAATGGTGGAACCATAGACAAGTTCATGGGCGACTGTATCATGGCATTCTGGAACGCACCCATAGATGACCCAGAGCATGAAGAGAATGCAGTACAGGCCGCGATCGAGATGCAAGAGGAATTAAAACTGTTGAACGCAGAACTTACAAAAGAGAATCTGCCCAACATCAACATAGGCATAGGGATCAACACAGGTGAGGCCCTAGTAGGTAACATGGGATCAAACCAGAGATTTGATTACAGTGTGATAGGCGATGCTGTCAATCTTGCAAGTAGATTGGAAAGCAGTAGTAAGACCCTAGGCAAGACACTGATCATAGGTGAGGATACTGTCAAAGCCGCCAAACTAAATTATGACTTTGATTACGTAGATAAGATAACGGTCAAGGGCAAAACAGAAGAAATTAAAGTGTATACTGTCAAAAGTTAAATACACTTATAATGGAACAGTTTTTCAAATTAGTATCAGACTTGGGACTACCGATAGCGGCCACAATAGGCCTAGGTGGTTTTATAATGGTAATAATAAATTACATATTAGGCTCAGTAGTAAGTCAGATTACTTTTATAGAAAATGTGATAACACAACTCGATAATAGAGTTAAAACCATGAATAACGATATATTGAAAATAGATCAGGAAGTTTCCGAGCAACTAGGACTTCCTGTTGATACAGATCGTATTGCCAGAGCAGATGGCAAGAAAGATGCGAGGAAGGATTAATGGAGATAGCAACATTGATAAAGGACTACGGATTTCCTGTTGTGGCAACTTTTTTCCTTGCATATTTTATATGGTATCTGTACAACTTCATAGTAAAAGAGATCAAACCCAAACTGGGATCAACCTCCACCACTCTCATCGCCCTCATAGACCGTGTCAGGCTACTGGACAACGACCTGATCAGGCTCCAGACCAAAGTGCGTACTTTAAGGCAAAAGAAAAAGAAGTAAGTACTTTTAGGTCAGGAGAGAAAAAAATGAAATTCATGATGGTAATCATATTCTGTGTCGCGGCGGACATGTGCGAGACGATCTATGAACAGACACCATACAACACACAGTACGAGTGCCAACAGGAGGCCGCAGTGGTGAGGAACTACATGATCGAGACTTTCCCCAACAGCGCGGGCGAGATCTACTGCTTCAGCGAAGAGGAGTTCCTGCTGTACAACGAATGGCTCAAGGATGGTAACAAACCCAAACTGACCCCACCCGCAGACGCCTAATTGACATTACCAAGAATATAGTGTATAGTTGCGTATGATCCACGCAATGATAGACTTAGAAACCTTGAGCACAAACCCGGATGCTGTGATACTCACGGTGGGTGGCGTTAAATTCGATCCAACCAACGCAGTGGAACCCTCACAGGGCATGTACTTCCGTGTTGATGTTGACTCACAGACTGCGATGGGCAGAGATGTCATGCAGGACACTTTGGACTGGTGGGGCCGACAAGATCCCGAGATTATGGAAGAGGCACTAGGTGACAAGGACAGGATTCCATTAGACCAGATGGTCAAGACGATCAACAAGTGGAGCGTGGGAGTTGACGTGTTCTGGTGCCAGGGTCCATTGTTCGACTACGCGATACTACAGAACATATACGCACAACTAAAAACACCCGTGCCGTGGAACTACTGGCAGATCAGAGATTCAAGGACTTTATTTTCGCTAGTCCCAAGGGAGAATGAGAAGAGGACTGGACTACACAACGCACTCGAAGACTGCTACTTCCAGGCGAGGAAAGTGCAAAGGGTTTACAAGCAACTTGGCATCAAATGACCAAGTGGTATTCTATACACGATCTTTATGCTGTTGAAGGCTTTAAAATAAAGCACAGCAAAAATCCTAAAACCAAGTGGATTAAACTTTCCTGTGTGTACAAAATAAAAATAAAAAACAAAATAGTTCATGTGGGAAGATCCGACACCTGTAAGAAACACGGCGGTGCAGAGAAAGTGAGGAAAGCATTGGTAAATCTTTTAGGCATCTTAGATTACAACCCATCAGTGAGTAAAACAAAATATTGGGAAAAAATTAGATTGCAACACAGACCAAACTCTAGTAATATAAGGATAGGAATTATAGAAACCAATGCCATCGCAAAAACCTATCTACAAGAAACCAAGAGAGCACATAGATAAATTCGAGGAATCAACTTGGTTCGAAAATGACAACCCAATTTTCGAAAATCAAAACACAGCAGTATTCAAAGATCTTTATCCCTGTACCAGTGGACACCTATTATTCATTCCAAAATCTCGTGATCCAAACGCAATAGGAGAATCATACAAACTGGCATACTACTGTGGAGAGGAGTGGGTCAAGGAAGGCAAGATGCAGGGTTATAATGTAGGCATGAACATAGGACAGTGCGCGGGTCAAACAATATACTGGCCACACATACATTTCATTCCAAGGAAAACCAACGATGCCGAACACCCAGGAGGAATTAGGTATTCACATCCTGGAGGAGATCATAATGAGTATTATTAACGAGTTCAATGATTCGGCCTTGCTAGTGGGTCGAAGGGGCGGCTATGGGAGACTGGATCCGCCCCACTAAAATTATGAAAAAGAAAAAGAAAACAACACGTGAAGGATCCATATTCGTATCACCCGATGGGGGCGAGACCGTGTATGAACAATTACCAAACGGTGACAGGGTGTTGGTGGAGCAGTCACAGACAGCCAAGGATGAGGAGCAGTCTTACCGTGAAGCCGAGATGGTGAACGCGGAGGCCATAGCACTGAGGCGCAAATATCCCACCTTACAGAAGGCATGGGATCGTTACCAAACCGTGTGGAATCTCGTGGTGGATCATGAATAGGTACACACGATCCAATTCAATTTTACCATGCGTTAGAAAGCATCTGTGTGCGTTTAAAAGGCATTAAATAGGCATATGACGAAGTACGTTAGCATCATAGGAAACGGTGAATCCAGAAGGGGTTTTGACCTTTCTCCTCTTAAAAAATTTTCAACCGTGATTGGTTGCAATGCCATTTATCGAGACTATGTGACAGAATATCTGTGTTGTGCTGATCGCCACATGTGCCAGCAGGCCGTGAACGCGGTTGGTAAAGGCACTATGATTTACACCAGGGAGAACTGGGCTGACCAGTTCGCACACTGGCCCAACGTGAAAAAGTTCCCCAAGTTACCATACGCTGGAGAAAAAAGGCAAGACGAGCCATTCCATTGGGGCACGGGACCTTACGCTGGCGTGCTTGGTCTAACGTTCAAACCAAAGGCCATATTCATGCTGGGTTTTGATCTGTATCCTATAGATCAGGAGACACCCAACAACATTTACACAGGTTCTGAGGGATACACATATATCAAGAGAGGTGTTGATCCCAGTTACTGGATATACCAGTTCCACAAGTTGATGGGTTTCTCTGATCCAGATGTTCGCTGGATAGTGGTCAACAAACAAGGATGGGAGATGCCCAAAGAATGGAGCCAGCACAAAAATGTTTTCCAGGAGTCATATGAGGGCATGGCCAAATTCATAAACAAGCAGTTGACAAAGAAATAATTCAATATAAAATTATTGTATGACGAAGCCGATGAAGGAACATTTGATGGTCCAACAACAGTTAAGAGCGCCATACAAAAAATGGAAACACATGGTGGCCGTGATGTGCCTCAACCTTACCTACAGGAAGCAGGTCAAGGAGATACTGCCAAAGTTGTTCAAAAAATATCCAAATCCTGTTTCTTTTATCAGAGGCCGGCAGAAGACACAGGAAAATTTACTTAGGCCATTAGGCATGTGGAAAGTTCGGACAAAGAGGTTAAGGAGTATGAGTGTAGAGTTTCTGAGCTGGGATGGCAAGGACGCCAGCGACCTGCATGGAATTGGCAAATACGGATCTGATAGTTACCAAATATTTTTTCAAAATATCATCCCCGCAAACGTCCAAGACAAAGAGTTAAGAAAATACATTGACAATATCGCAGGATAGTTTATAATAAGGCATGTTCGAAAATTATAAAGATGGAGATCATATCACTCTGAAACTGGCTTCAGGAGAGGAAGTCATTGCCAAATACAAAAGCGGCGCGGACTCGTACATCAGTATAGAGAAAGCACTTGTTCTGATGCAGGGACCACAGGGACTGGCGTTTGGGACATTCTTCTCAACCGCAAAACAGGACAAGCCTATCGATATAGCAAAAGACAAAATAACTTCTATAGCATATATCAATGACAAAATACAGGCGGAATACGACAGGGTGTTCAGCAAGATCGAAGTACCCAAGAAACCCAGCATAATCACATAATGGCACACTTCGAGAAACACAGCAAAAGCATCAATGCACTCGTGGACGTGTCAGAGGCCCTGCTGAACGCGATGGAGAAGCATGGCGTGGATCCAGAGACGGTTTCACAGAGGCCGGAGTTCTCGGTACTGATACACTTTCTCAAGAGCATCATCGACGGAGAATTAAATATACCCAACGAGCTGACCGACAGAATAAGGAACAGCGCGGAAGACTTAGGAATCAACCTCGACGACATCAACAAGAGGTTGCACTAATGAGAGGACTTAAAGACTTTCATCCCTCTATAAACACTCTGCAAGTCATCAAACAGGAGAAAAAAGATGACTTACTACTCAACTAAAACATACGGACACAACATAGGCCTGGCCTGTGTGTTCAGACAACCCAACGCAGACCACTCACACTGCCACTTGCTACACGGTTACAGTCTGGCCTTCAGATTCACATTTGGATGCAACGAACTGGACAACAAGAACTGGGCAGTGGACTTCGGCGGACTGAAGCCATTGAAGAAATGGCTGGAGGATCACTTCGATCACAAGACCGCAGTGGATATCAATGACCCACACCTGGATAAACTGAAGGAACTTGAGAAGCACGACCTCGCTGAGATCGTGGAGTTCGACGGAGTTGGTGCGGAGATGTTTGCCAAACACGCATTTGATTTCGCAGACAAGTTGATCAAAGAGCAGACCGATGGCAGATGTTTCGTGGAGAGTGTGGAGTGCATGGAACACGGAGCGAACAGTGCCATCTACAGAAGAACTTAAATTTTTAACATCCGGTATAAAGGTAAGTCTAGGCGACATCTCATACAGCATAAAGGTATATGACACACCCATGGGCGTGAGATGGTTAGATGCCCTGCGTGACAATCTAGCACAACAAAGATTGCTTGAAAAAAATTTTTGTTTCTTGGGTTTCGCCGGCACAAAGAGAAACCTTGCGCATCTTTGCAAAGAACTCAATCAATCTGTGCACCAAATTAATTCCTTCAATTTCGATCCAGCCTACGAGTATATACACCCATTTGTTCCAGAAGACTTTCAGTATAGTCCAAATTTACCCACTGGCATGGTTTTTGATGGCGATGAAATGACCAAACCTGGTTTGCGTCTGAAACATGATGCCTGTAACCTTTTACACAGACATTTCGAAGAATTACAGGGCACTGCTTGGGAGTTGTCACCTTTTTACCTGCAGGCCGACCATAGAACAAAATATGCCATCAGGCAGTTGAACAACATTTGCCATGAGATAGAAGGGTGGGTTGAATCTTATCGCAAAAGTGTCGTTGATCCTGAATGGATCAGACCTTCGCAAATCACCACGTTTCTCAATGCACCTAGGTACGATCTAAATGACGAGGATTTTGACTTGTTTTTACAAAATAGGTACAAGAGAGAACTAGGGGGTGTTTATCTGCACTGGAGTCAAATTGGCAAGACATTGTTTGAGGTATACAGAGACGAAGGTGGAAGGAATCTCGATGATGCAACTTGCTCGGCTATCACACACCAAAGATTTTATTCTGGAGAATTCGATGTAGAATGGGGTAAGACAATAGACGAAGGAACTTTTGGTTGGAAAAAGAAAGAAATGGATGGTTTTAGATCATGGTTATCAGAAAACAACTATGATTGGCAAGATCCAAAATTGGCTCTTGGATATGCTAAAATAGGCCAAGTGGACCTTGAAAAAGCATTTGGAACTTTAGATTTCAAAAAAATTTACAAAATCATGAGTGATAATTTAAATATCTCAAATATAGCAGTGGTTGGTGACAATCCTGTTAGTTGTGGTTACCCATACTCGTTGGATGACGACAACTGGAAAGAAATACAAATTGAAAGATTGAGGACCGGATATGAACCACGTAATATGCGTTAAATGGGGCAACAAGTATCCGCCCAACTATGTGAACGTGCTGAAAAACATGGTGGCACGGCACACCACAGTGCCTTACTCGTTCCATTGCCTCACTGATGATCCGGCAGGCATAGATCCCGAAGTCAACATAGTGAAACTGCCCAACGATCCCTGGATCAAGATATGGTGGAGCAAACTGTGGATGTTCGCTCCTGAGATGCCGGTCAAGGGTAACATCTTGTTCTTTGATCTTGACGTGGTGATTTTCGATAACATAGATGACCTGTTTTCACACAACGCGGGCAAGTTCATGATAATAAGAGACTTCAACCGTTGCAGAGTCAAGGACTGGAGTCTCTCCAATTCAAGCGTTATGCGTTTCGAGTCGGGCACGATGGATTACCTGTACACTGAATTCAAAGATAAGTCGGCAAGAATCATGCAACAAAATCATGGGGATCAGGACTGGATTACCAAGAGGGCAAAGGACGACATCAACTGGTGGCCTGACTCATGGATAAGGTCATACAAATGGGAAATGGTTGGCCTCAAGGACACGAAACTGCTGACAAAGGATGGCAAAAAGTTTTTCAGGACACCTGCCAAGATAGAGTCAGGCAACAAAGTGGCGGTATTTCATGGGCAACCTAATCCCATGGAATGTGCTGACAAGTTTGTGGAGGACAACTGGCGATGAGTTTTGGAAAAGTTGAAGTCAAAAGAGTCAAACCCACGTTGCCTGAAATATCAGATGACTGTGGATACGAACAAAAGTTCAAATACAACATTGACATGAATTCCAATGGCATACCTGGAGAGTGCATAGAATGGTGCCAGGTCAACTGCAAGTTCAGGTGGGGTTGGTGGTTTGAGCAGGCCGACCTTTACAGCACACGCTGGCATGACTGGGAAGGGCAAAAGGCGTTCATGAGCTTCGCGAGTAAAAGAGAAGCGATGAAATTTTGGTTGGCGGTCGGTCTTAATAATATGGGTGCGTAGATGAAAAAAGATAGTATTTTCGCATTTGGATGTAGTTTGATGTATGGCACAGACCATGTGTCCACAAATGGCAACACCAGACCAAGCGAACAGGTTTACACAAAGTTAGTAGCCGAACATTATGGACTCAAGCATTACAACTTCTCCATGTCGGGATCTAGCAATCAAAACATTTTCAGGCAAGTATTCGTGGCAGAAAAATTTGCTAAGGAAAACAAATTGAATCCTATTTTTTGGATTGGCTGGACGAAATATACGCACCTTGCTTTGGCAAGCATGAACACGGTGAACAAATCTAAAGGATGGCCTTACGTGAACGTGCATAGTGAGGTTGCAGGTTACAGCAACGACCTAGAACTGACAAAATGGGCAAAAGAAGTTTACAAAAACCTAGATAAGTTTTCAAGATTTACATTGTCAGTCAATTCGATCGTGCAGGCAAACCTTTTCTTGCAATCTAAAGGTATCACAGCGATTAACACCTTCAACAGTGCAACATGGCAAACAGGTTGCCCTAGATCAACTTTCTACATACAAAGCACGGACAAGGAAAGTCAGGAGTTAATGAAAGACTACCTGCTCCGTCGTAAAGGCCCCATCAGTGCTGAACATCTTAAACACAAAATACAGGCAGGTGTTTCCGGAGAGTCATTCAAGGACTTCGACCCATACGCCAGAGACCTATGGGAATACATGAAGTCATTCGGTTGGTTTGAATGGGGGAAAAACGATCTTGGTTTCCAAATGTGGGTGAGGCAGAAAAATCTTCCGTTACTGCCGGATCATACGGCACCCGTAGACAACATCTCTTTTCACCATCCCGGTGAAAAGGCACATGCCGAGGCATCAAAGAAAATAATTAAAAGTAAATTATTGGAAACGTTAAATGAAACTATTTGAAATTACAGAAGCGGCAAAGTCCCAGATGCAGAAACTCCTAACAAAAAATCCAGACAAGTTCGCTGTGAGTTTGGCCGTGCTAGGCGGAGGGTGTGCAGGGTTCAAATACGAATGGGGATTTGTAGACTCCAAAGACAAAGTCAGTGCGGATGATCATTTAGTAGAATGGGACAATGGAAAATTCGTGGTTGATGAAACATCTATGCTTTACGTGGCTGGAACTAAAATAGACTGGATAGAAGAGACATTCGGATCACAGTTTGAGATTTCAAATCCCAACAGCACCAGCGCATGTGGTTGCGGAGAGTCTTTTGGTGTATAATGGACACCGCATTCGTAATAGGCAATGGTGAATCTCGTAATATTTTTCCCATAGACAGATTGAAGGACCATGGCACCGTGTATGGCTGTAACGCCATTTACCGAGACCATCCCGAACTTTGTGATCACATAGTGGCCGTGAACACGGACATGCACGAGGAGGTGATGAATTGGCACAACGAAGGCAACCCGGTAAAGGTGCACGGCAGACAAGACATCTCAGATTGGAATTATGTTTTGGATAATGATCAAATACACCATGTGCCTGATGGGCTCAAACTCTATAGAATTTGGCGTGGCGGAAACGACAAAAAGGGAGGCAAAATCAGAAGCATAGATTTCTCCCAGTCTAGAGGATCGGGGTGTAGTGCGGTCTTGATGGCCGCAGAACACGGACACAAAACCATTATCATACTTGCCTTTGACATACTAGGTGCACAACAATGGGAGATGGACACTCCCAGCAGGATTCAAAACAACATTTACAAAAATACAAGAAACTACGATGAGCGTGTTAGCATGAAGGCATACCTCAAGTACGAATGGATGTTTCAGTTACGACAGATCATCAGGAAATATCCTGACATCGAATTCAGATATATCAATCGAAAAGAATACCTTGAAAGCAATCCATTTCTAAGGTATTACTTTGACCAGCCAAACGTCAAAGTTGGCATCTATGCAGATCTCATGCGTTGGATCGAAGGAAATCAAAATTCTATACAATGGAGACGTCTATAAAATCCTAGTGCTGGAGGCGTCTATCTTGTACACGTGGCGCATACGCACACCCTGTTCCTGTGCGAACCTCTTGGTGTCACACAAGTTACACACGTGCTTGAAGTCATTGGTGGCCCTGGCGGGATCAACCTTTGATTTGGGTCTCAGGAAAGTGGAACCACACGAGTCACAACGGAAAACGTATATGGTGTATTTCCTGCGGAAGGTGTGATACACACCCAGTTTGGACTGGCGTTCGTGCAATTTCAGGGTCTTTAATGTCTCAATGAACATCGCAAATATTTAATAAATATGTATATTCAATATATGGCTAGATTAAACATAGACACAGGAACACTAGGAAACCCGGCAACAGGCGATACATTACGTACCGCCATGACCAAGATCAACACGAATTTCGCCGAAGTCTACTCTTTGGTTAGGGACGGATCATCGGGTCTGATAGCCACAGACGTCACAAATGGTGACCTAAAACTACAGGCCAACGGTACAGGTGTCATTGAGATAGACACATTACAGGTAAATGGTGACGCAATAACATCAATTGTTACGAACGGTTCTGTTGACATCACGGGTAACGGCACGGGTGGCGTGAACATCGAGGCATTGAGTTTCAACGGTACAAGCATTTCAAGTGCGGACAGTTCATCAATCAACCTAAACGAGAACGTGGACATTGATGGTGACCTCAATGTCACAGGAAATATCACAGGTGCTTTCTCAGTATCAGCGATCGGAGACATCACAGCCGTTGGTTCAACACTTTCATCACCTTCTAATGCTGACTTAACCATACAGACTTCAGGCTCAGGAAATGTTGTGGTAGAAAATTTATCAATAAACGGTGACGGTGCTGTGGTGACAGGTATCAAAGATGAAGACAACATGGCTTCAGACTCTGCGGTAAAACTTGCCACACAACAATCGATCAAGGCCTATGTGGATGCCGAGGATGCCAACATCGCATCAGACTCGATGACATTCACTAACAAGGCAGGAAACATATCACAATGGACCAATGACTCCAACTACGCCACACAGGCATACGTGGACGCCAGGGACATAGGTGACCTATCTGTTGTAGGT